GTTTGTGGATGTGTTCGGAGATGGACTCGTTAACGAGAAGCAAGTCGTGATTAAGACACAAATTGATGCTAGCTTGCTAGACCTTGAGTCTCTTGGGCTGAATAAAGTTGATGAACGAATTAAGGAACTTGACAAGAAATTCAATAAGAATTCTGAAGAGACCACTAGAAGAATTACGAATTTGGCATCACATACGGAATCTCGCATTACTGAGTTAGCTGGTAGCATCGATTTACAAGTTAAAAAAAGTATTGGTGAGATTGATGGTGGCGAGTTGGTATCTCGCATTAACCTCAGTCAGTCCGGTGTATACATTGCGGGGAAATTGATTCACATCACTGGAGCGACTAAGTTCGATGATAACGTCATTGTTAATAAGATGATTCAGGCTAACGCAGTTACTGCCGACAAATTACATGTTGATAGTTTATCGGCGGTGTCCGGTACAATCGGGTTACTTCGTTCGAAAGAGACGGGCGCTCGTGTTGAGATTCAGGATAATCTTATTACAGGCTTTGATGATGATAACAACCCTCGGATTAAGCTTGGATGCTGGTAGGAGGTATTATGGAACCGCATGTATTAGCTTATGATGCTAACGGCAATATCATACTAAATCTCAAGGAAAGGCTCACGCGTATCGAGGGGCGGATATATGTATCTGACATCCCAAATCGACGTCAACAAATTACTGTGAATGGTTTACAGTCTGGGCAACATGTCTGGGCCGCAGCCATGGGGCAGTACTTAGTGGCAGAGGTTAGGGGCAATGTCATAACATATTATTTTGCGGTGTCCCAGGATGAATATAATATCAATCGTCAATTTAAAGATCTTACATATGAAGGGTGGTTGGCGTATGGAATTTATTAACATCCAGAATAAAGAAGGTGTCACGATTATAAACGATACCTATGATAATCTAGTATATCTTAGCTTTCCTAAACAAAAAGATGCAGTTCTTTACACTGGGGCAATGAGGGGGATAACGCCAACAGTTCAAATTCCACTCAAGCCCGCAGCTTACACTCCTATGATGGTACCTACAAGTAAATTCCAATACGGATATATCGCAGGGGAGGCTAATGTAATCCAGGTCTTTTATGTCACTAATTACGCATATCATGGTGATGCACCTCTTATAGCAGTATCAGTTCCACAAGGATATGAATTCGCAGCTCAGTGGGTTCATAAACGTCGTGAACGATTAATGGTGCTGGTAGTGGATGTAATTAAGCCAGGCGAAAAGGTAACGCAAGCAATGGTTGATGAAGTGAAAGCCGGCATCAAGTTTTATTGCTTCGGCTATTTCGAGGATGTTGTGGCTAATGCAAATACACCTCGTATTCGATTTGTTGACAAGGTAGGAAGTAGTAAGCCTAATACGGCATTGCAAGTGCTTGGCCGTCACAAGTACTATAAAGCATCCTGGGTAGCAGATTACAATCTGCAGAATGATGTGATATATGATAGCCGCATCAGGTACCTACGCATAATCGATCACTATGCGCATGATTGGTATAACCAGTTATCAAACTACGTTCCGGATACTTTTACAAACATGGCCCGTGATCCAAAGACTTATGGCGTCAAGGTTGCGATTATACCCATGTCTGTAATCGATGTATCCGTTTGGGGGCCCAATATCAATAACGGAGATAAAAAGTCACACACGGGGCGAGTGTGGCAAACGTTCAGATTTCACGATGAGAGTACCGTATCGCTGAAATCGTATCAGTTCATTGATTGGAATACAGTCACCACGTATCCTGTAGGTTGCTCGGGTAAGACTACATCTCAGTATTTGGTAGTCGATGTGACCGGGTACGACAAACAAGGTATGATTCCATTCAATTAAGGGAGATGATAAGTAATGAATGTAAAGGATATAGACCTCAATATTGGCGAGGATTTCGGGATAGTTTACGCAGTCCAAGATGACAATGTGGATTTGACTGGATTCAAGTCGGTATTCGCCATACGAAAGCGAGCAAGTGGTCCGCTTGTTATTAAAGTGCAAGGGGTAGCATCTGGGAAGATTGCGACATTCAATATTTCCGGAAAGGATACCCTAGAAATCAAGTCCTTTGGTGAGCATGTGTATGATGCTTTTGCATATAAGGAATCGGAGCCTAGCCGATATTACAAGCTGGGCATGGGGGTAGTCAACATAATTCAGGATGTGGCCATGCATGATTAGAGGAGGAATGTATTATGCAAAACGAAGCGTTACCAGTAAGATTTGAAGGTCCGATTAAAGTAGAGGCGGAAGTAAAAGCAACCATGGTAGGCAATAACGGGAAAAGTGCTTATGAAATTGCTTTAGCACATGGATTCGTAGGAACCGAGGCGGAGTGGTTGGAATCCTTAAAAGTGAAGATGCCTAACTTATCAGGCGTTGTTTCAGCACTTCAAGGTAAGAATATCCTTATTAATAGTGGTACCCTTGAAGCGATATTATCTGCTATTGTCCATGCATTGGCTGAGCAACCTTATGCACCACTTACTTTTAACGAGCCAAGAAAAGGGGATACGGAAGTTCGAGTATCTGGACAAGATGGCTTTAAAGTTCGAGTGCGCGGTGAGGAAGAAGCTGTTGAAATCCAATCTGGGAGTGCAACTATTAAAATTCAGCCTTATGGCGCAGATGATATTTATGTTGAATATCTTAACTTAATTGAGCACGTCGTTGATACTGTTAAAATCAAAGGTCTTGTTGAATTCAATCCCGAGACAGCTACAGAAATTTTGCCTAAGCAATTTTATGGGCGTAGCGATTTGGAAGGTGAACTCACCTGTCCGAACGTTGTTAAAGTTGGTGCATTAGCATTCGTCGGAACCGAGCACAATATTATCAATTTGCCAAAGGCCACTGATATTGACAGGGATGCTTTCGCTAACAGTTCTCTTGCCGTAATCAATATCCCCGCATTTGTATGGGCAGATGATAACCTTGATTTAAAATCTTATGACCTCATTAGGGTTAATAAAATGACTGTTAGCGAGGAATCTCATCCGCCACGAAATGTTATGATGCAGAGAATTTCATTAGAGGTCTACAATCCAGACCATACTAAAAAATGGAATCTTTATAACGAGAAATGGGAGAAAACGGAGGCCTAAATGGACGAAATTAGATTATTGCTAATGGACTTCGGAATACCTCCATATTTTGCGGATATTGGCTTTTGGGTGACCCTCTTGGGGGTCATCTGGGCTGCTCTGCGGGGTTCGTTTCGTGCGATGGTGTGGTTCTTAGAACATACCTCGTTAGTTGCGGTTAAGCAAGAATTAGATGACCATTTGGCTCGGCGCCTGGATAAGCAGCGTAAGGACTATGACGATAAGTTATCCGATGCAATCAACAGTATTGCTGATTTAACAAAAAGTAATCAGGAAATACTAAAGCAATTGGTCAAGTTGGAAGAACGAGATGCAGCGAAATTTCACCGGCTTAATAACCTTGAAACCACAGTTCAAAGTCTGAGTACTGAACTGATGCATATCCAAGTTCTAAACAATATGCCAATAGGAAGAAGTATCACACTTAATACGGACGATATAGGAGGTGACTGATAATGAAATATCAAATCATGAACCGACTGAAATCAGCATATGGTGCTGTTCGTGTTGCTAATATTAGACCTACTGGAGTACTAGCGACACGGATTCTAGTACTTGTTATGCTAATTCCTATTTGGCTAGTCATAACAGAGTATGTTATGGCATTTGCTAGGGGCTATGTATCAAGTGAAACTAATAAGCTGATTGATGTTGGGCTCAATATTATTGACCATATATTCATTCCTAGTGTATTGACAGCCGTAGTAGGCTTCCTAGGACTTTGGTTGGATAGAAACAATAATGGTGTCCCTGATAAATTAGAAGGAGGTAGTAATAATGATGAAAATATTTATAAATCCAGGTCATGATATTGACCTGGATAGCGGAGCAGTAAATCCTAACACAGGACGTCGTGAATGCGACGTTGCTCGTGATGCGGGTAAGTTATTGGCTTGTTATTTACAAACGGCAGGATGCGAAGTGCGCACCCTACAAAATGATGACTTAGGTCTTGTGTGTGCTGAATCCAATGAATGGGGCGCAGATATATTTGTATCACTCCACTGTAACGCATTCAATACGCAGGCACGTGGCACTGAAACATTATTTAAGTCCTTTAACGGGCAACGCTTAGCGAATGACATTCAATCACAAATCATTCGCAGCATTAATACCGTGGATCGCGGCGTTAAGGAACGTCAAGATTTATGGGTATTAAACGGCACAGATGCAACAGCCGTGTTAGTTGAAATGGCATTCATTGATAATGATGAAGACCTAGCACTACTTAACAATGACCTTGATACTATAGTGCGTGCTATAGCAAGGGGCATTACGGACTTTATAGGAGGGGAATAATGTATGACAAAATCAAAATTTTACTTAATCACCCTACTTACCGCTATATTATTATCGGTGGTATTGGGCTCGTCATCTGTCTTTGCCTCAGATATATCTTCTACCAACCAAGCGGAACCGACTATCAGCGTGCCCGTGAGTCAGTGGAACGAATTGAAAAGCAACAACGCGAAAGCCTTGAGCTTAATAGAAGCGTCCAACGTTCCATTGACAGAAGCGCAGACTATAGTCGTGAAGCAGCGACAAGAATTGAACGAAGCACACAATACAATCAACAAATTGGAGAACGAATTGATGCAAGCCAAACTTCAATCAATGAAGCAAGAGGTTACCTTAAACGAAATGCAGAACTCTTTGACCGAATTGAAAGGTCAAATAGAGAACGACAAGAAAACAATCAAGAGATTACGGATGCAACGCAACCTATCCCAAATACTGGGAGCGGGCGCGACAATCGGAGTAGTAATTCATCGATGACTGAGAGGTGATCCAAGCATCTCCCTACCATACGAGGGCGGACGTATGGATTGACCGTAATAATGTAAAAGACCTTACCAGGATATAACTTGGTAAGG